CATATTGCTGACTCGTTCTTTGCCTCTGTATATCCTACTATCACTTCTGGTAAAAAAACCAAAGTCATCATAGTTTCTACTCCACACGGTATGAATCATTTCTACCGACTGTGGCACGATGCAGAAAGAGGGAAGAATGAATATACACCAACTGATGTTCACTGGTCTGAAGTACCAGGCAGAAATGCCAAGTGGAAAAAACAAACAATAGCAAACACATCAGAACAACAATTTAAAATTGAGTTTGAGTGTGAGTTCTTAGGATCTATTGACACCTTGATTGCACCAAGTAAACTTAAATCTTTGGTATATGAAAACCCAATACAACAAAATGCAGGATTGGATATTTACATCCCACCAGAAAAAGATCATGATTACTTAATGACAGTAGACGTTGCACGAGGAGTTGGTGAGGACTATTCTGCATTTGTTTTAACTGATATCACTGAATTTCCACATAAAGTTGTAGCTAAATATCGAAATAATGAAATTAAACCAATGTTATTTCCAAATATCATATATGAAGTAGCAACAAATTATAATCAGTCCTTTATTCTTTGTGAAGTAAATGATATTGGAGACCAAATAGCATCAATATTAAATTTTGATTTAGAATATGAAAATTTATTAATGTGCTCCATGAGAGGTCGTGCTGGTCAAATAGTGGGACAAGGATTTAGTGGTAAGAAAACCCAACTTGGAGTTAAGATGTCAAAGACAGTCAAAAAAGTTGGTGCGTTAAATCTTAAAACTATGATTGAGGAAAATAAACTGCTATTTAAGGATTACAATATAATATCTGAACTCACTACTTTCATATCAAAAAGTAATTCATTTGAGGCTGAAGAAGGATGTAATGATGATTTAGCGATGTGTCTTGTAATATATGCTTGGTTAGTTGCACAGGATTATTTCAAAGAACTTACTGATCAGGATGTAAGAAAAAGATTATACGAAGAACAAAAAAATCAAATCGAACAAGATATGGCACCATTTGGTTTTATTTCTGATGGGCTTGATGATGGAAGTTTTGTAGATAGTGAAGGTGATACTTGGCACGTTGACGAATATGGGGATCGCTCTTATATGTGGGAATATCGTTAATTTTATTGTTACAAAGTAAATGTAAAGCAAATATTAAACTTGTAAATAATTTAGTTAGGTGTTATAATTAGGGGGTCAGTGTGGATATAAAAGTAAATTCAAGCTGGAGGAATTATGAGTGGAGACGTAGGATTAGATGAACCAATCATTTTTTATACAAAGAAAATGACACAAACCAAAGTAGTCCTTTTAAATCAGAAGGGAATAAAACTAAATTGGAAAGAAGTAAAACATTATGAGAAGAGTGATGAAAAATCCTTTCAAACATAGGAAATTAAAAAGATTATTATCAAAATCATTTCCTAAAAAGAAAATAACTATCATAGATAACAAAGACGGAACGCAAACAATTCTTATACTCTAATGGATAAGAACGAAGAATTTGGTTTTACTCTTGAGCATTTACTTTTTCAAGAAAGAAAGTGTAGAGTTTGTGGAGAAACGAAAGATTTAGTAAATGAATTCTATTTAATTCGTAAAAACAAAAGAAATTTTCCATCTGGTTATTCTTATGAGTGTAAGATATGCACAGTCAAAAGAATTTTAAAAAATAGAAAGAAAACAAAGATAATCACTGAATGGTCATATCCAGATTGGTAATGTTCATGCACCGTTTCCCCAATGTAAAAGTAGCAAATAATAAATACTTTTAGTAAAATTGAATCTTTTATAAAGAGGGAAAGACATGTCGCTTAACTTAGTATCTCCTGGAGTCAAGGTAAGAGAAGTTGACTTGACTATCGGTAATATATCTGGAGCACAAGAACAGGTCGGAGCGATTGCTGGCCCATTTGAGAAAGGCCCAATAGATGTACCGATATTAGTAGAGAACGAACAAGATCTTCTAGCAACTTACGGAAAACCATTAGACACAAACGGACAATTTGAATATTGGATGACTGCATCATCATACCTATCGTATGGTGGTACATTGAGAGTTTTAAGATCAGATGGCTCAAATTTAAACAGTGCAAATGCAGGTGTAAGTGCAGAATCTGTAACATTAAAAATTAAATCATATGATGACTACACATCAAATTACACACTTGCTTCTAATTTTTTCTATGCAGCAAAAAATCCTGGCTCATGGGGTAATGGATTAAAAGTTTTTACAATTGATCATTTTGCTGATCAAGTCATTACTTTACCTGGTATTGGAACTGGTGGAATAGCAGTTGGAATGGGTGTAACACAATCAATAACTGGAAGAGTTGCAATTGGAGCTGGAACGACTTCTGCTTATGGATCTGCATTTATGAGAGGTATCATAACTGGAGTTGGAACTGAGGCAGGTGCTGGTATTGGAACTGATCAAATAACTGTAAAAGTTGTAGATAGGGTAACTAACGAAGGTGTTGTATCAGCAACAAACTACGATCAACTTAAATTTTTAACATCAACATCTGAAACAGAAACAACACAAACTGCTACAGGAATTGGAACAACATCTGGTGTAGTTGATCTAGCAAATGATATAACAATCACAGGAGTTACAACTACTTCTGCTGGAGCTGGCATGGACTCAGACATAGCACTAGGTGATGTAGTAACGGTAACTGGAGGAAATTCAACAGTATCAACAGGAACAACGGTTATTGCAATTAGTAATGCTGATGGTGGAACTGTGACTGTTGATAGAGCAATCACAGGTATATCAACTTCTGGTGATGGTGCAATATTCACATTTACTCGAACTACTGGAGTATCAACAACAACTAACACAAACACTACATTCATAATTAAAGAAAATGGTGATGCAGTTTCTAACTTTACAACAACGACAGTTAAAGACTGGTACAATTCACAAAAACTGGGACTAACCAAAGGTGCTGATATTGCTTGGAATACAATTGCTGAGAAACCAGGCACCTCTGAGTACGTAGCATCAAGAGATGGTGCGAATGATGAAATACACGTTGTAGTTGTTGATGAAGATGGAAGTGCAACAGGAATTGCAGGTAACGTAGTTGAAAAATGGTTATATCTTTCAAAAGCAAAAGATGGAAAGAGACAACCAGCAGAAGAAGTTTACTACAAAAACTATCTCGCAAATAGATCAGAGTATATCTATGCAGGTGCTGCACCAACAGGAAGATCTTCTTCAGTAACAGCGATTGGTGCTGGTGCTGGTGATAGTGACATTAAAGACTTTACAGGAACTGATGGAAACTGGGGAGCAAATGCTGCAGGCACAACATTCAACGTAGATGGTAACAGATCTTACGACCTAAAAGGTGGTAAAGATTATTCTGGAACCACTGGTTATGTAATTGATAAGGGAGATGTTATTAATTCATATAATGTCCTTAAAAATCCAGCAGAGTATACAATCAACTTTATTCTACAGGGCCCAAGTGGTGGTGCTACTATTTTTGATTCACAAGCAAAAGCATCAGCACTGATTGCGATTGCAGACTTAAGAAAAGATTGTATCGCATGTATATCACCACATCGTGCAGGAGTTGTAAACGTATCGAATTCAGATACACAAACAGATAACATAGTTGACTATTATGCTGCACTTCAATCATCATCATACGCTGTATTTGACTCAGGTTACAAATACACATTTGATAGATTTAATAATGAGTTCAGATATATCCCATTAAATGGAGATATTGGAGGGTTGATGGCAAGAACATCAATTAATTCATTCTCTTGGTTCTCACCAGCTGGTGCATCTAGAGGAGCGATTAATGGTGCAGTTAAACTTGCGTATAATCCATCACAAGCACAAAGAGATATTATCTATCCGAAGAGAATCAATCCAGTGATTGCATCTCCAGGTGCAGGAATTATTCTCTTTGGTGATAGAACTGGACTTGGTGTTGCATCAGCATTTGATCGTATCAATGTTCGTCGTTTATTCCTCACACTAGAGGATACAATCGAAAGAGCAGCAAGAGATCAGTTGTTCGAATTTAATGATGTGATTACAAGAACAAACTTCTTAAATATAGTTGATCCTTTCCTTCGTGATGTAAAAGCAAAGAGAGGTATCACTGACTTTGTTGTAATTTGTGATGAAACAAACAACACACCAGACATAATTGATTCAAATCAATTTAGAGCTGATATTTTCGTAAAACCCGCAAGGTCGATTAACTTTATCGGACTTACATTTGTTGCAACACGCACAGGAGTAAGTTTTGAAGAAGTAGTTGGAAACGTTTAACTCAATCGAGGAAAAAAATTAAATGGCTAACCTAAACATTCCAAGCACTAGAGATAGAACCCTTGATGCATTCAAGGGTAAGATGGTCGGGGGTGGTGCTCGTCCTAATTTATTTGAATGTGAATTGTTCTTCCCTGATGATGCAATTCCTGTAGATTCATCTAGTGATGAAATCGCAGATAAAAGTAGATTTCTAGTCAAAGCAGCACAATTACCTGCTTCAAATATTGCACCAATACTTGTTCCTTTTAGAGGAAGAAATTTAAAGATTGCAGGAGATCGTACATTCGATCCTTGGACAATCACAATCATCAATGATGTTGATTTTAAAATTAGAACAGCATTTGAAAGATGGATGAACTTGATCAATAAGCACGAAGATAATTCTGG